AGCGGATGCTCCCAATCCCGCCGCACGCGGGGCACGCGGTCCCCTGTTCGACGCGGCGCTCGGGGAGTGGCCGCGTCATCGTGCCGCCTCGTCATTCACGATAGGTAAAGCGCACGGCGAAGCGCTATCAAATCCCGCGACCACGTCCCGCCGCGACGGTCGTCTGCCAGCGACGAACGCCTTACCCGAAAATATCCACCCCCTACGCAGGTCGTCGCTGACAAACCCGCGCCGCCACATGGACCAGACCGACCCGTGGGTGCCGTTGTATTGGAGCGTTACGGGCCACTCGCGCCGGTACTCTGTGCCTGGCCCGCTACGGAACGAGCCGATCATGGTCTGTTTCATCGTGTCCTCCTTGTTCGAGTGCGTCCTGGCCTCGTCAGTACCCGCATCACGGGTAGTCCGGCGCGGGACGGGCCCGCACCGGATTCGGCCTACTGCCAGAGTCGAGTGAGTCTGTCGATGGCAGTGTCCAAGCGTTCCACTACCTGCGCCAGCTCGCTCACGCGACGGTCGAGGTGCCCCAGCCGGGTGAGAATCCCGTCCCCCGACGTGCCCACGGCTGTCGTCGGGACGGGGCCCGCTCCGTTGCCGGTGGCGGCCTGGGCAGCCAGGGCGTGATTGGTGCTGGCACTGGCCTTTCGGATGTACGTTTTCTTGAGCTGCGCGACAGCCTTCTGCTCGTAGGCGTGCGAGTGCCGCCCCAGTACTGGGCCGCCCGGTACCTGCATCACGTCGGTGAGGAGCCCCTGCTTTTCGAGACAGAGGACCCCGTTGCGGGTGATCCCGAGGATCGTCCCGGCTTGTTTAGTGGTCAGTAGTAGTTTCACGGTGTCTCCTTCTTGAACGGGATTCGAGTGCGTCCTGGCCTCGTCAGTGCCCGCGTCACGGGCAGTCCGGCGCGGGACGGGCCCGCACCGGATTCGGCCTGGTATTTATCTCTTTAGTAATTCCCACAACGCCAGCACGGTAGCGCTGGTGACGTACGACGAGGCCCACTCGCCCTCGTCGCTCTGTGCAGTGGCAAAGTTCTGTTTGCAGTCGCTGGCGTACCGTGCCGCCTCGCGGGCACCCATTCGCGCCAGCGTTTTCAGCTCGCCCGCCGCGTCCACCCAGGCGTAGGTGTCCTCCAGGTCCGGGGGGAGTGGCCGCGTCATCGTGCCGCCCAGTCAATGTCAGCGCCTGCCGCTGTCCGCATAATGCCGGACACGTTCGCTTCTGCGATATCCTCGGCACTTGGAGGCCGCGCATCCGCCTCGGCACCAGCTTCATGGGCCAGATCGCGCAGCACCTGCCGGGCGTCCGGTAGAGTCGCGACATAGGCCAGTAATCCTGGGCTGACCCAATGCGCCGGTTCTCCAGCCCAGCAAGTGGTATACCCATGCGCGCCGTCTGCCGACGGTGCGAGTGTCACGTCGCCGTCGACCCCGTCAACCGACACGTTCACGTCCACGCCGTCAAGAACGTGGACCTCTGTCGCCGTCGCAATTCCCACTTCGATTTCATACACTGTGTCGCCCATCGTGTCCTCCTGGTTTGAGTGCGTCTGGCCTCGTCAGTGCCCGCATCACGGGCAGTCCGGCGCGGGGCGGGCCCGCACCGGATTCGGCCTGGGGTTAGTCCGAGCCGTAGAGGTTGAACCGCTCGACGCCGCGCGGGGTCAAATGCCAGCCGGGTTCCCGGCGGGCGTTCGCGAGGTTTCGCCGCTCGATGAACCCGCCGTTGTGCGCGGATTCGAGCGCGCGCGACAGGGAGCCGATGGTCTTCCGGTCGCGCGGGTTCATCCGGTCCGCGAGCCCGTCCGGTTGCAGGCCGGGGTTGACGAGGATGATGCCGAGTAAGCGATTGTGAAATGCCGGTGTCTTGGTCGTGGTGCGTAGGGTCATGGTCTGTGCTCCTGGTTCAAGTGCGTGTCGGCGGTCAGCTTACCTGCACCGCATTGGGTTTGTCAACCTAATACTTACCAAACTCGGTATGGCTCCCCCCCCCGTGCCGTTCTTCTTCCCAGTGCATCTCGGAGATCCTGAGCAGCTCGCTGAAATCCCCCTGCTGCGCCTCAACAAAATGTCTGAGGTTCACCAGTAAGTCGATTGCCCGCTCGGCGTGGTCGCCGTCCCCCTCGTGGCCGTAACACGCGGCGAGCGCCGCGAAGATTAACGCCACGCGGTTCTCGGCCTGCTCGCATCCTTGGCAACTCATAGGTTTGTACTCCTTGTGCAAGTTCGAGTGCATCCTGGCCTCGTCAGTGCCCGCATCACGGGCAGTCCGGTGCGGGACGGGCCCGCACCGGATTCGGCCTGCTGGAGGGCTAGTTCCCCACTCGGTGTGTTTCGACCGCGAGCAGGAACTGTCTCTTGCCGCTCGGTCCACGCTGATCTATGGTGCCATACTTGAGGGTCGCCTGACCCCCGTGGCGAGGGCGGCGTCCATACTTGGCGAGCTGCGCCGCCTTATCCATCTGCACCATGCTCTCAATGAATACGAGCCGGTCGGCTGGGCTTGTAAAGGTGAACGTCTCATGGGGGCCAAAGTTCGTGATATCCATGAAGCGGTCCATCTCGTCCATGTCTAGCCGTTGCCGCTGCCGCCGCCGCGCCAGGGACGCCCCTTCCTTCATTGTCAGGCATTTTCTGTGCATGGTCTGTGCTCCTGGTTCGAGTTCCGACTGGAGGTATCGCCCTCCGCTCGGCCCTGGAGCTGCCCCCAGGGCCGACGCAAGGTTCACCGCCCGAGGATATGGTCCGTCGCCTTCTGCGCCTGTGACGCGGCGCTGATGACGAACCCGTGGTCGTTCTTGAGCACCGTCAGCCAGCTCTTGATGTAGGCCGCGTTCTGGTCCAGGTTGTCCGGCAGCCCCGCCTCGGCCCCCAGGAACGCCGCGCCCATTTCCGCGACCAGCTCCTCCTTGCTGTAGACCTCGGAGCCCTTCCCGAGGGCCGACCCCCGCTCAAACCGCTTGAGCCGGGATTCGTGGCCGGTGCTATGGACCAGCTCGTGGAACACGGTCGCGTAGTAGGCCACGGTGCCCGTGAAGCTATCGCGCGGCGGTAGGCCGACGTGGTCGGTGGAGGGCCGATACCAGGCCGCCCCGGACGTGTGGTCCATCGTCGGACCGTTCGGGTAGCCCGCCACAATCGCCTCGGCCGCCACGTCCGGCGCGACCGGCGTGGTCGTCACCGGGGCCGGGAGCAGCGCCTCCAGGCCCGTCGTCTGCTCGATGTTCCAGACCAGGAAGTACTTGAAGAACCGAGGGCCCGTGTCGCGGTCCGTCTCCACGTCCGGGGCCGCGTTCTTCTTCTTCCCAAAGGTCCCCCAGAAGGACACCAGCGCCGCGTTGTGATTCGAGCCGGTGCCCGTCTCTCGGTCGTAGGGTTCCTGGCCCGGCTTGAACGCGCCGCCTGCTGCTTCAATCTGGTTCTTCGTCACCCAGTAGGGCGACGTGAACCCCTTCTCGGCGGCCGTCAGGCTGAGGAGCAGCACGTTGATACCGCTGTAGTGCCGCTTGCTGACGAGGTTCTGGGGGGACGCGGCGCCGCCCGCCCAGGGCTTGCGCCAGGGGACGACCCCGGCCTCCAGCGCCGCGATGATTTTCTCGGTGATAATCGTGTGAACCTTGTTCAATTTCACGCTGCCTCCTTGTGCTAGTTCGAGTGCGTCTGGCCTCGTCAGTACCCGCATCACGGGTAGTCCGGTGCGGGGCGGTCCCGCACCGGATTCGGCCTGGGGTTAGTCAGCGGCCCTCGGTATCTCGCGACCGCACCAGCAGGTTCGAGGCTCGCCCGCCGCGATGGCAGCGTGCAACTCTTCAAGGGCCGTCCCGGCAAGGAACCTGTCCGGCCAACCAGACCGTCTCCCGCGCGCGCGGTGTTCTGTCCGGCCACTGAACTGCACCCGCCAGTTCCGTCCAAGGGTGTACGTTTTCTCACCTGGCTGGTAGACCGGTATGGGTCGAGACGACGCCCCAATCAGTGCCCAGATATTGTCGCGGTGCAGTTGCAGCAGGGCGTCCAGGCCGGGGCGGCTCCGCTTGGCCGTGTAGCCGACCAAGAGTTCGGTGACACACTCGACAGGTATGAGCGAATCGTGACAGGTGCAGCTCCCGACGAGGACAACCTCGTAGCGCGTCGTGTGCTTCATGTGCATGGCTCCTAGTTCGAGTTCGAGTTCGAGTGCAACTGGCCTCGTCAGTACCCGCATCACGGGTAGTCCGGGGCGGGGCGGTCCCGCACCGGATTCGGCCTGGGGCTCGCGTCAGCGCCGAGACTGCATAAGTTTCACCGAGGCGACCAGTATCGCCTTGGCGTGCGCGCCCCGACGCCCTGCTTCCGGCCCCGGGCGCCACTGGTGGACGAGCTTCCCGTCGGCGTCTCGGACGCGGTGGACCGCGTCCACGTCGTCCGCATTCAGGGCGAGGTGCAGCTCCGCGTCGATAACCGTGGGGAACGCGCCGCAGACCGTTTCCGTCGTGAACGCGCCGGTGCCCTCGCAGAGGCGTGCAGTCGTGGCGACGAAGCTGAGTGCCGCAGTGTAGGTCTTCTTCATGATTGTCCTTTCGAGTTCGAGTGCGCCTGGCCTCGTCAGTACCCGCATCACGGGTAGTCCGGGGCGGGGCGGTCCCGCACCGGATTCGGCCTGGGGTTAGCGCCCGTCCGGCGTCTTCGGCGCGTGCCCGACGGCGAGCAGATACTGATACGGCCTCGCACCGGCGATTTTTCCCGACGGGCTCTGCTGGATAGTGCTGCCGTACTCCAGCCAGTGGGTCATGTCTTGCCAGCACAACCCCATAATGAAGCAGCGCCGTTCCTCCGCGCTATCAAAGGTGAAAATGTCGTGTGGCCCCAGGCGGACGGCCATGAATCGAGCGAACCCAGGCTCGTGCTGCCCCTCACCGAGCGTGATATCTTCCGCTTCTGTCGTGGTCAAGTGCGGCCTATATGCAGAGGGAAAGTCGCTCGTGTCGCTCAGGAGAACTATTTCCCGTCGCACCACGTCAATGCTGTCACGACCGAAATCGACGAACTTGCCCGTCAGCCCGTAACGCCGCCGCTCCTCCTCGGTAGAGCGACGTTGCAGAACAATCTGGACACTTTCCCCGTCGTGATACGAGGCGGCCGTGTTGACGCTGAGCCGGACACCCGGGAATGCCCTCAGGTTAAACTCCGCCGGAAGGCTGGCAATCGCTTGGTCTACCTCTTGGAATCTCGTCATCGTCGGTTCCTCCTGATTCGAGTGCGTGGTCGAGTCCGAGCCCAAACTCTAACCCCCGGCGCTTTAGCTTGTCAAGCTTTTTCTTTCTCTCCTGCTTTTGCTGGTGTTTTCGGCCGGACAGATCGTCCGGACAACCCCGGACTCGTCCGCCCGCCCCCCGGACGGACAACACCCCCCCTTTAGGGGGGTTGTCCGGGGCCTGTCCGGGGACGGATGGGAGGCAGCTAGAGAGTAGGCGCTGGCTGACGTCAAGACAGGACAAGCCCCGGCCGTGCGAGGGGCTGACCACGGCCGCCCCGGCCGGGCACAGGACGCCCAGGGTAGCCCAGGGTGCCATCCCCAGCCAGCCGGGGGCCTCACCCGCGCGAGGAGCTGACGAGGTGCAGGGGGAGGGGAGGAGGGGGGTAGGAGAAAGGGGGGAACAAGGTAAGCTCTGTGTTCACAGTAGTTTAGCAGGTTAACATAAGGCCGATTATGCGACCTTGCCTCTTTTCCTTAATGATTCGTGAGGGTTTCGCTCGAGGAGGGCAGCTCGAGGGGCGAAAGTGGCCCCGGTCGGCCGGTTCCAGGGCGGTGCTCGACGGCCGCTCGGCGCGCGAGAAAAGCAAAAACGACTGCGCGTTTCCTGTTACATTATAAGGACCTGTCTGGCGACCGAGCCTCACGGAAAAAGTTTTGGTAATAAACGCGCGACAGCAACGGTTCGTTGATGAGTATTGCATCGACCTGGACGGCAAGCGGGCCGCGCTGGCGGCGGGGTATGTGGGCGGCAACCAGAACTATCCGCATGAGGCGGCGAATCGGCTCCTGCGCTCGCCCGTAGTGCGGGCAGCGATTGCGCGGCGGAAGGAGGGGCAGCTCCAGCGGGCGGAGCTGTCGGCGTCCACGGTATTGGATCAGCTTCGGGCGTTGTCGATGATTGATATGCGGGACTTCTTTGACGACGACGGGGTGTTGAAGCCGCCGAGCCGGTGGTCGGTGGACATGGGGCGCGCGGTGGTGAGCTTTGATACGGTCAAGAAGAACGTGACGTCGGGGGACGGGAAGAGCGACGATGTGTTCCGGGTGCGGCTGGCGGATAAGGTGCGGAGCCTAGAGATGCTGGCGAAGCACTTTGGGTTACTCGTGGACCGCGTGGACCATTCGGGGGCGGTGGTGTTTGTGCATGAGCAGCTCGAGACACCGGTCACGGTCGAGCACGCGGCGGTACCGGCCGCGGCACTCCCCGAGGCTGAGTAAGGGCGCGTGATGCAGGCGCACCGCGTGGTGATTCCGTATACCCCGCGGCCGTTGCAGCGGGAGGTGGGGGCGTTGGCGCGGACGAAGCGGTTTGGGGTGTTGGTGTGCCACCGTCGGTTTGGGAAAACGGTGTTGGGGGTGAACCTGGCGCAGCAGACGGCGTTGCAGTGTGAGAAGGACCGGCCGCGGAGCGCGTATATCGGGCCGACCTACACACAGGGAAAGGCGACGGCGTGGGATTACGTGCAGCACTACGCGCGGCCGATTCCGGGGGTGGAGTTTAACCAGAGTGAGTTACGCGCGGATTTTCCGAATCGGGGCCAGAGCCGGATTTACGGCGCGGACAATCCGGACTCGTTGCGGGGGTTGTATTTGGACCGCGTGATTCTGGACGAGTATGGGCTGCATCCGCAGAAAACCTTCAGCGAGGTGATTGGGCCGACGCTAGTGGACCGGGGGGGCTCGGCGCTGTTTCTGGGTACACCCAACGGGAAAAACCAGTTTTACGACATGGCGACGTTTGCCCGTGACGCCCAGCGGGACGGGCACCCGGACTGGTTCTATCGGGAGTACAAGGCGAGCGAGACGGGGCTGCTCGACGCCGGCTATCTGGCGTCGGCCAAGGCGGTGATGACGGACGACGAGTATGCCCAGGAATTTGAGTGTAGTTTCGAGGCGAGTGTCAAGGGGTCGGTGTACGGGGCGGAATTGACGACGGCGCGGGACGAGGGGCGGGTGGCGGTGGTGCCGATGGACCCGGCGCTACCGGTCGATACCGACTGGGACCTCGGGGTGGGGGATGCGACGGCGGTGTGGTTTAGCCAAAGCACCCGGAGTGGGGAAGTGCGGTTGATCGACTACTACGAGGCCAGCGGGGAAGGCTTGCCGCATTACGCGGCGATGTTGCAGCGCAAGGGGTATGTGTACGGGACGCATTGGGCGCCGCACGACATTGCCGTGCGCGAGCTGGGGAGCGGGAAGAGTCGGCTGGACGTGGCGGCGAGTCTCGGGATTCGGTTTGCGGTCGTCCCGCGGGTGCATGGCGAGAAGGGGCAGGAGGTGGAGGCGGGGATTCACGCGACGCGGTTGTTTCTCGGCCGCTGCTGGTTTGACGCCGCCAAGACCCGCGCGGGCCTCGAAGCCCTCAGTCACTACCGCCGAGACTATAATAGCCGCCTCAATGAGTTTACCGCGCGGCCGGTGCATGACTGGGCGAGTCACGGCGCGGATGCGTTTCGCGGCCTCGCGGTCCGCTATCAGCCGCCGCGGTCGGCGTCGCCCTACGTGAGTCGGCCGGTGGCGGCCTCGGACGCGAGCTGGATGGGGATGTAGATGTGTGACCCCGACGCGCACTCCGAGGTCATCCTCGCGGACGGGTTTGAGGCGGCGCTCCTCGGATTTGGGTGGCAGTTCACCCGAGAGGTCGCCGTCTATGACGTCGAGAAGTGTTTGGCGATTTTACACACCAGGGACGGGATGAGCCGAGACGAGGCCGTAGAGTATTTCGAGTTTAATGTAATTGGGGCGTGGGTCGGGCCGCACACCCCGGTTTTTGTACACCTCGCCCACCGCCTCGTCGTCCAGTAGCGCGAAGGAGCCCGTATGGCACGCACCGATATTCAGCAAGCCCTCGACCGGTTTCGCGTCGGGACGGATGCCGACGCGGCACAGCGGCGCCGGGAAGTCTCGGCGCTCCGGTTTCAGGTCCCCGCCCTGGCGTGGCCCGATGACGTGAAGGAGCAGCGGAAACCGCAGATTGTGGGCGGCGTGGCGTTGCCCCAGCGGCCCATGTTGTCGATTCCGTCATTAGATGCGCCGATTCAACTCACGCTCAACGCCGAGCGGGCTGCGAAACTCGGCATTCACATCCACCCCATCAGCGAAACGGCTGACGACGAGACGGCGGAGGTGATTCAAGGGCTGTATCGGCGGATTGAGGTGGATAGTCGCGCGAGTTTGGCCCGCACCTGGGCGTTTGAGCGCGCCGTGAAGTGTGGCCGGGGGTATTACCGGGTCTTGACCGAGCCGGACCCGGATGCCGGCAGTCCGTTTGACCAGAAAATCACCATTAAGCGCATTTTACAGCAGGCGAGTGTCGTCTTGGACCCGTTTGCCCAGGAGCCGGACGGGAGTGACGGGCAGTGGGCGTTTCTCGTCCAGGATATGCCCTGGGACACCTATATTCGCAAATATCCCGACAGCGAGATGGCGGCGTTTGACGCGGATGAGTTTTCGCTCGTCGGCGTCCAGACGCCGGAGTGGGTGACGGGGGAGGCGGACTCGGCCGGCCGCGCGGTGCGGGTGGCGGAATACTATCGGCTCGAATATGCGACCCGGCGGCGCGTCTTGCTCGATGACGGGAGCGATGCGTTTGACGACGAGATTCCCGACGGGCGGACGGCGCGCGCGGGGGACGGGGCGCGGGCGATGGAGGAGCAGGTCCCGACGCTCTGGTGGTCCACGATCAACGCGGTGGAAGAGTTGGCCCCGGCGCAAACGCTCGACGGGCGCTACATTCCGATTATTCCGGTTATCGGCCGGGAGTTGATTCCGTTTGAGGCGCAGCGGCGCTGGGTGGGGATTATCGAGCCCAACGAAGATGCCGCGCGGCTGCTGAATTATTCCGCGTCCTCGGCGGTCGAATTGGCGTCGCTCGAGTCGAAGGCGCCGTATCTGATGGTGGAAGGGCAGGAAGAAGGCCACGAGCAGGAGTTTCAGCTCGCCAATGTGCGCAACTTTCCGTATCTCCGCTATAAGAATGTGAGTCTCAACGGTACGCCGGCCCCGCCGCCGCAGCGGACCCAGGTGGATACGAGCCGGTTGGGGCCGTCAATGGTCCTCTTGCAGCAGGCGCGGGAGTTTATCCATCAAGGCACCGGGGCGTTTGAGAGCGCGCTGGGACAAGAGAGCCAGATGGCCCGCAGCGGGCGCTCGGTCTTGGCCCTCCAGCAGCAGTATGAGCAGGGCAGCTCGCATTTTCTGGACAATCTGGCCGAGATTTCACTGACCTACGAAGCCAAGGTCATCTTGGACCTGATTCCGACGATTTACGACCGTCCAGGGCGCGTCGCCCGGATTCTCGACCAGGAAGACGAGACGCAAACGGTGCTGCTCAATGCCCCGTTCATGCGCGACCCCCGGACGCAGCGCCCGCGCCGGGTCCTCGGCCCCCCGCCCGGCATGGGCGTCGGCCCCCCGCCGGGTCCGCCGCCCGGTGCAGGTCCATTGGCGGGACCGCCCATGCTTCCCCAGGGGATGCCTCCCCCGCCAGGGCTGGGCGGCCCGCCGATGGGCCCGCCGATGGGACCCCCGCCGATGGGGCCCCCGATGGGTCCACCCCCGATGGGGCCGTCGAGCCCCGAGACGTGGGAGTACGACTTGCGGAAAGGCCGCTACGGGGTCGTGGTGACGATTGGGCGCTCCTTCAAGAGTCGGGCCCTTGAAGGCGCCGACGAGATGGGGCAACTCTTCCAGGCCAACCCCAGTTTGTTCCCTATCCTGGGCGACCTGTATCTCAAGTTTCGGGACTTTCCCGGCCATAACGAAGCCGCCGCGCGGGTCAAGAAACTCCTCCCGCCGCCCTTGCAGGAGCAGGACGGCCAGCCGGACGCCCAGCAACTCCAGCAGCAGTTGCAGCAGCAAGGCGAGATGCTCCAGCAACTCACCCAAGCCCTCGACGCCAAGACGCGCGAGATTGAGACGGATGCGGTCAAGGAGCGGGCGACGACCGAGCGTGAGCAGCAACGCCTCATGGCTGATGCCCAGCGCGAGCAGGCGGACCTCCAGGCGCGCATGGACATGGAGCGCATGAAGAATGAAACCCAACTCGCCATCGCACAAATGAAGATTCAGGCCGGCGAAGCCAAGGCCGTCTTCGAGGCGACGACGAAACGGGTGGGGACCGAGAGCCAGTGGCAATATGATGAGGAGATGAAGGTGCAGCAACAGCGCGCGGACACCGAGTTAGCGGTACTCAAGGGCGCGATGCAAGGCGCCGCGGCCGGCGCCCCCGCGAGCACGACGGTGTCGGTGATATCACCGCCCGAGGAGGAGGAGGGGTATGGACATGGGGTGTAATTCCCCAGAGATGACCTTCGCCTGCTCGCAGTGTGGGGCGTGTTGCCGGGCCGCGGCCGACGCCGGGTTGGTCCCGACCAGGGACGGCCACTGCATCCATCTCACCACGGACCACCGCTGCGCGATTTACGCCACGCGCCCCACAATCTGCAACGTGGCCGCGACCCATGCCGGCTTGGCGGCGCAGGGCGCGCCGTTCTCGCGGGCGCAGTATTTCACACTGAGCACCCATGCTTGTCACCAACTCATGGACCGCTACGACGTGGCCGACCGCTTTCGTCTCGACCCCTCGGTCTATGGGATAGAGACGTAATGCCCCCCCAGACTCGCGGTCGAACGTCCCGCCTGACCGCCGCCGAGCGCGCGGAGCTGCGCCGCCGGGACGCGCAGACCGAGGCGATTCTGGCGCAGCTCGCGCAGGACAGCCGTGGGCGGCCGATGCCCTCACCTACGACGCCGGCCCCCGACGCCTATCAAGGCGACCTCACTGACGTCCTCCTCGGCGGTCGGGACGCCGCCATCCGTGCGCCGACGTGGTCGGAGGGGGCCTGGGGGGTCGTCGAGCGCCTGGGGGAAAACCTGGTGGGGCTGCCTTCGGCTGCCCTTAGCGCCCTCCAGATCCACCCCAGTCAGTTCTTGGACCGGAGGCGGGAGCGCGGCGAGTCGACTCGACGCTGGCAGGACCAAACCGCGGGGCTCTCCCGCGCCGAGATTTCAGCGGGGATTGACGCGGGAACGATTGATACGCCGACCCTTGGAGGAAACGACCCTATCGTAGAAGCGATGTTGACGGGGCCGGTCGGGGGCACGCGCCGTGCGGCGGCTGGCGTTATGGGGGAGATGCCAGGACTACGCGGGCCGGCTTCCGCGTGGAAGGGGCAACCCAGCGCGCCATACGTTAGAACACCGGAAGGGGCATTAGTGGTGTCTACTCGCGTGCCGACCGCGAAGCGTCCGATTGCCGAGACGGGACCGCCAGGGCCGCTCGTGACCGGCCTCGAGGAGGTGATGCGTAACCCTGTGGGGACGGCCAAGAAGCCGAGCTTGGCCGAGAAGATGGCAAACATTGTACGCCCAAGCCCCGTTCTCACCGAGCGCGAGGCCGCGCGGGGCACCTCCGATGTGTTAGAGAGGTTTGTCGATAGCGCCGATGAGAACTTGCGCTACCTGATGAAGTTGATGGCGCCGTACGCCGAGCGGTCGTCTAAGTGGTATCAGGGGGCGCACAGGATCACGAAGGAGATTGCGAGCACCTGGGGGATGACGGCCGACCAGGGGACGGGGATCGTGTCCGTCCTGAGCCCGCAGAAACAGTGGGACATGAACGTCAAACTCGGGCAGCGCGTGTCTGAGCACGCGGCGACGTTCGCGGACGCGGACCAAGTCTTCACCCCAGAGATGTATCGCCAGCACGTCCTCATCCGGCGGAAGTCTGTGGCTGCGTCGATAGCGGAGAACCTCAAGAAGGGGAAAATTACCGCATCTCAGGGCAAGAGGGCGATGGCTAAAGAGAACGCCACGCTCCGCGCGCAACAGTCGCTCGTGGGCAGGCCGTGGTCGGAGTTAGCGTTTCCTGATCGGGCGTATATGGTCCGAGCGCATGACGAGCTTGTCAATCCCCAAACCTTCGATCTCTACACCCCAGAAGGCGATGTGTATGATATTGCGCGGAATATAGGACGCAAAGGTGAGCCCGGAGAGCCGTCAGCGCTAAGCTGGAACAGCAACGCCGAGCTAACGAAGGCTATGGGGATTGCCTCCGACCC